CCCCAGATCTGTGTACGCAGAAACTGATGCTTTTTATCTACTGATTATGCCAACAAGTAAGTACACTTATTGCTTTGATGTGCGTCAGTTCTTACAAGACGGCTCTGCTAGAGCAACGCTGTGGAACAACATTGATCCTAAGTGTGCAGTGTTTACACAGAACAATAGGCTCTTACTTGGTAAGCCTAATGGCATAGCACAGTACACTGGCTATCAAGATAACGGAACTGGTTATACATTTTCATACTTTACTCCGTATCTGGACTTTGGTAGCCCATCTATTACCAAGATCCTAAAGAAGATTGGTATCACTGTTGTTGGTGGCTCTGCTACTACCTTTGATCTGAAGTGGGGCTTTGACTATCAGACTAACTACAAAACACTGCAGTTCACTACTACTGCTGCTAGTGTTGCTGAATATGGTGTAGCACAGTATAACATTAGTGAATACTCAGCAACTGTATTTATTGACAACATTAAGAAGCAGTTGTCTGGTGGTGGTAACGTAATTCAGATTGGCGTTGATGCTTTAATCAATGGTAAACCTGTGTCTATACAGAAACTTGACATTTATGCCGTAACAGGAAGGACAATTTAAGATGTCTAATTACACCAAAACTACTAACTTTGCATCTAAGGATAGTCTTCCTAGTGGCGACACTAACAAGATTGTTCGTGGATCAGAGATTAACACTGAGTTTGATAACATCGCTACTGCTGTTGCAACGAAGGCAGATACTGCCAGTCCTACCTTTACTGGTACAGTGACAATTGCTACTTTGACGATCAGCACGGCTTTGAACGGCACCATCGGCGGAGGCACATACTAAAATGGCTCTTACAGCACAAGAAGTAACGGCGTTTCTTCAAGCAAACCCTGGCCTTACTGATGCACAAATTGCATCATTGGCTAACCAGTATGGTGTATCTGCTCAGACGCTATCAGAAGCCACTGGCGTTCCTGTGGAACAGGTTACGCAGCGTGCTGAAGCCGCTGGCACACCGCTGACTGCCACTGGTATGATGACTGGCGGAACTGCTACTACGCAGACAGCAACACAACAAGCCGCAACTCAACAACCTAGCCTGTTGTCTGGTATTGTGCTGGCTGGCGACAGTTGGCTTTCTAATAATGGCAACCTATCTACTAGACTTGGTAACTTTACAAAAGAGAATGTTACCAATGTTGCCGTTGGCGGCACTACCAGTTCTCAGACGCTTGCACAGTTAAATAGTTTTATCAATAATGGTGGTGGTTTTGCTCCAGGAACTACGCTTGTTCTAAACACTGGTGGTAATGACTTTTTAAGTGGTGTTTCTAGAGATACTACTCGACAGAACATTGATAGTATTCTGTCAACTCTTAGCAGCAAAGGCGTAAAGGTTGTTTTGTCTGGTGCGCCTAATGTTACTAATGTCAACGATATTACATCTAGTTCATCGGATAAGAAGTTACAAATAGATCCGTTGTATGACGAATTAGCAAAGAAGTATAATAATGTAACTTTGGTAAACAGTATGCCAGAGTTGTTGAGTGATTCTGGTTTAAGAACATCAGATAATATACACATTAACGCTGAAGGACAACAGCGATTTGCTAACGATATTATCAGGGCTGTAAACAGCACCAATTCACCAGAAAAGATTTTGCCTTCAGATGTGCGTGCCGCATTTGAGTCGCAGAATCTAACGATGGATCAGTATAATACACTGGCTCGTTACTTTGGCAATCCGATGCTGATTGATGAGGCTGTAAGAGATCCAAGCCAGCCAACCATCAAAGAGTATGTTAATAATGGTAGATCCGGCTATGAGTTTGCTACTTTTGCCGCTACTCGTGCTCCGCAGTTTGGTGGACAACTTAGGACTAATGAACAGTCAGCACAGTTAGGTAAGTTAGGCGCTCTTGTGGCTCCTTATATTGGTACCAGTGCTGGCGGTATTATTAGAGGCGAAGATGGACAACTAGCAGTTAATGGTCCCGGCGGTAAACAAATTGCATTAACGCCTCTTGGAGATAATAAATACCTTGCTGGAATTGGTAATCCTATTTTTGGTGAAGGTAAGATTCGCTATAATGCTGGTATTGAATATACTCTTGATCCAGCAACAGATCAACTAAAGGTTAGTAATCCTAGTATTCAGGCGTTTGAGACAACAAGCGATGGAAATGTTTTAAAACAAGTAGTTGGTTTTATTGCTCCTATTGCATTAAATGCTCTCTTTCCTGGCCTTGGTGCCGCTATCGGAGGTACTCTAGCAGCAGGCGCTACAGCAGCAACTCAGATTGCTATCGGTAACGCTATTGTTGCTGGCCTTACTACTGGTGCTATTACTGGTGATGTTGAAAAAGGTTTGATCTCGGCTGCTTTAGTTGGCGGTGGCTCATATTTGACTAATACTGGTGCTATTGGCGACTTTATGGAAGGCGCTGGTTTAGGTGATTATGCTAAACAGTTTAACATACCGACAAGTGCCACTATTGCTGATGGTTCATTCTTTGCCGCTGATGCAGCACAATTAGCAGCACAAGGACTTAGCCCATCTGCAATTGCACAGAATCTAACCGCTGCTGGTCTTGGTCCCGGAGTTGCTGAAACCATTGCACAGTTGGCCGCTGGTGGTGCTAATGCTGCACAGTTACAACAGGCTTTGACAAGCACTCCCGGTGGTATGTTTACTGCCAATGTATCAGACGCACAGTTTGTAGCCGCAGATGCTGCACAGTTGGCACAGCAAGGATTAAGTCCTGCACAGATTGAGCAGACACTGCTGTCTTCTGGTGTAGATCCATTTATTGCTGCTGACGCTGCTCAGTTGGCCGGACAAGGTTTAAATGCTGGCTCAATTGCACAGAATCTAACACAGTCTGGTGCTGGCTTGCCTGGCGGTATGTTTACGACTACTACTGGTGGTGCTGGCGTTGCAGGCACAGCCGCTGGTGCAGGCGCTACTGGCACAACCGCAGGTGGAACTACTGCTGGCACTGGCCTTACTCCCGGACAGGCTATTCAGGCTGGTGGTTTATTGTCTAACATCGTTGGTGGCGGTACTCCTGGAGGTGGTTTACCTGGTGATTTAATAGGCGCTGGTATAGATTTTGCACGACTAGCAGCATTGCAACGTGAGGCCACTGGTCTTGGTAGAGAGATGGCTGGCGAGGCTGCTAGAATTGGCCGTGAAGCCGCTGTTCCATTTACGCCATATACTGTTACCACAGGCGCTGGCGTAGGCACTGTAGGCCCAGGAGGGGCCACAGCAGTCACTTCTCCAGAGATGCAGGCTCTGCGTCAACAGCAACTTGGACTGGCTGGTCAAGCCTTCGGTGCAATCAATCCTGCACAGGCTGCTCAGACCTTGTATGGTCAAGTTGAATCTCTTGCTGCTCCTGGCCGTGCTCGTGAGCAAGAAGCACTGTTGGCTGGTTTACAGGCTCGTGGCTTGACTGGCTTTGGTCAGAACCTACCTACTGTTGGTGGTGGTGTCAGGACTGTAAATCCGCTGTTTGAATCGCTCTTATCTGCACAAGAGACTGCTCGTGCTCAACAGGCATTGCAAGCACAACAGTTTGGCACTCAAGAAGCACTCCGGCAACAAGCACTTGGTCAAGGTCTCGTTAGCGGTGCTCAAGGAATAGATCAGCAGGCTCTGGCCGCTCTTAATACTGCTGCTACGCTTGGGCAACAAGAACGAGCACTTGCAAGTCGTAATACTGAATTGGCTGCTAGGGCTGGTTTGGTTGGATTAGGTTTGCGTGCGCCATACGAACAAATTGGTTTAGAGGCAACAGCAAGAGGTCTTACTGAACTTGGCGGAGCCGCTAGAGGTTTATTTGGGTTACCAACACAGCAAGGAAATGTTCCTAGAGGGATCTTTAGTCAGCCAGGTAATCCTGGATTCCCTGCTCCTTCTGTTTTTACTAATCCAACCTATACTGGCGGTTTTGGTACTGGGTATCTTTTTGGAAATCAAGATCTAGGTCAGTTTTTCTAAGTTAAGGAATAGATATGGCAAATGTGATGCAATCTTTATTTAACCTAAATATGCCTGAACAGGAGCGAGTACCGTCTACTCCTTTGCAATCTGTTTCTGGAATGATTGGGGAAATAGGAGGATCTCTTCGACAAAGTATTGCTGGTGCCTTTGGTCAGCAAACACCGCAGCAAGCACTGAACAGCATTATTCAGCAGACGCAACAGCAGGTGGATCTTGGAACACCTGAAGGACTTGTGCAACTTGCAAACAATGTAAACCAGTTACCACAGTTTAGTGGCATTGCGTTGGCGCTGCGGCAAGAAGCGGCTAAGATGGCACAGCAACAACAACTTGTGCAAGCAGAAACATTCCAGCGTACAGCATTAGGAATGAAAGCATTGCAAGAAAAACCAGAACCATCAGTTAAAACAACCGCTGATTTTGCTGAAGTTGCTAGTGAACTTGGTTTTGGTGTTAAACCAAACCTTGCTGATTATACTGCAGAACAAACAGCAAAAGTTAATGCTTTATTACAAAAGCGTAAACTTGAAAAAGCAGAGGCTGGTGTTCCAAAACCAACACAAACAGAAAAACAAGTATTACCAGTAAAAGCAGATATATTTAAAACAATTGAAACTGGTGCACTTCAGGCTGCAAAAACAAATCAAACTGCAGATGCAATTGATCGTGTATTAACAAACGCATTTACTGGATTTGGTGCTGATGCGAAATTAAAAGCATCACAGGTTGCAGAGGCATTTGGAGTTACTGTTACAGGAACATCTGAAACTGAACAACTTAAACAATTACTTGCTCAATTAGCGCAAGGACAAGCAAAAACGCTTCCTGGATCTTTGTCTGAGAAAGAATTGGCATTTTTGCGGGAAGCAATCGGAACACCTGGATTTACTGTTCAAACACTAAGAAATGTTGTTGGTCGTCTTCGTAAAGACGCTCTTACATCTGAAATTGAAAATAATTTTGTTCAAGATTTTGTTTCTGGCGGTGGGGATTTAAATAAATATAATTTTGTTGCAAAACGAAAAGAAGCACAAGCAGAAGCAGACAGACAGACTGCTGATAGAGATGCAAAACTTCGTAGATTACAGGAACTTCGTGCTAGAAAGGCTGGAGGACAGTAATGGCTTTGACACAACAAGAGGAACAGGAACTTGCACAACTTGAGGCTGAACTTGCTGGTTCGGTTATGCTTGAGGGTAAACAACAACCTGGAGTTTTAAAACAACTCGGCCAAGCCACAATTGAAGCACTTCCAAGTATCGGAGGAATGATTGGTGGAGTTGCTGGTGCTGTAACAACCAGAACACCTATGGGTGCTCGTGCTGGTTTTGGTTTAGGTGCTGCTGGTGTTCGTAGTATGATTGGTGCAGGTCTTGGAGGCGCTACTGGAGAAGCAGCACAACAAGCAATTACTGGTAGACCTTCTCCTTTGGCTGTGTTGCGAGGAGGTGTTGAACAGGCAGTATATGATGCTGCTGGTAATTTAATTTTTTCAGCCGCTGGTAAAACATATCGAATTGCTAAAGATCAAGTTGCTAAATACTTTCCTGGACAAGCACCTGAAGAGGCCACAGTTGCAGCACAAAAATTACTTCAGTCAGAAGGCGCTACTTTAACTCCTTTTCAAGCAACTGAAGACCCTTGGGCTGGTTTTAAAGAATCAGTTGCTCGTGGATCGTTTACAGGTAAACCTGTGTTTGAGGCTGCTGAAAAGAAAACAGATCAAGCAATTATTTCTGCTAAAAATAAAATTCTTGATGAAGTATCTACAAGAGTTTATGATAGTCTTCAAACAGGCAAAGAACTTGTAACAGCAATTAACGAAGGAGATGAGGCTTTAAAAAGTCTTACTCGTCCTTTTTACGAAGCATTACAAGCATCTCCAAAAATTACAAGACAGCCTGTTGATATTACAGGATTAAAAAACGATGCACAATCTTTATTGGCTCGTGGTCAGGAAACAAGAGGATTAACCTTATCTCCAAAAGAGCGTGGTTACTTAGAAAGTTTTGCTAGTTTGCCAGACAAAATTGATTTTGTAACAGCACATGATATTTCATCTTCTTTAAAAACAACTTTGCGTGATCTTCGTAGAAATCAAGCAGAACCTGATTCAAAAACAGTTGCACAATTAACAAGAATTGTGTCAAACATTGAAAAATCTATGGACACTGCTGGATCTAAGTTTGCGGGAACTGCTATTCCATTTCAAGGAAGGCTTCCTGACGATACCGCTAGTACGTTAGCAGATCAATATAAATTTTATTCTAAGTTTTATCGTGAAGGTATACAAGATCTTTATAATGATACTGCTGCTAAACTTCTTGACGTAGATCCAGAGTTTGTTGGTAAAAATATATTTAAAAGTGGTAACGTAACTGCCTGGAATGAAACTACAACAGCACTTTCTCGTGCTAAACAGTTAAGGCCAGATTTAAATGTGCAACAAACTATTGAATCTGTTCGCCGTGGATACTTAGAAGATTTGCTTAAATCAGACAATTCTTTTGCAAAATTAGGCGATAAAATTAAAAATGATGAAGCAGTGCGTAGAACCTTTGAAACTGTTTTACCAAAAGAACAACAAAAAAGAGTTATTACTTTGTTAGATGCTGCAAAACTTACAGAAACAAAACCAAGTGCTAATGCTCCTTTGTTTTTTGCTGCTCAACAGGCTCAGGCTACAGGAGCACTTTTGTCTTTAGGATCATTATTGGTAAGTGATGAAGCAAGAAATCTTGCTGCTGACAATCCTATAAAAACAGCATTAGTTGGTGGTACAATTATTTTAGGTCCTAGATTTTGGGCAAAGGCTGCTTTAAATCCAGAGGCAACTAATTCTGCTTTAGGGCTAATAAAAGCACAAGAAGCCGGAGTACCTATAGGAAAAAATCTTTTCTTAAAAGCATCTCAGGCTTTTGAAAAGGTTGGTATTACCTCTGATGACTTAACACAACCACCTACTCCAACTGCAGCGCCTGCTGGTCCTGGATTAACGTCTGCAGAACAAGAAGAACTAACTAGACTAGAAAAAGAACTAGGCCAATAATGTCCGATCCAGCCGCAACCGCTAGGGCTGCGCTAGGAGGCATCAAAGAAGCCGTTGCTGTAGGTCGTGAGATCAAGGAAACAGCAAAAGAAGTAAATGCTTTCTTAGACGAGGAAGCAAAGGCTCGTGTTGCCTGGAAGCGTAAGCAACAACAGATTGAACGCCGTGGTGACATGATGTTCATGAATGCCTATGAAGAATATAAGATCATTAGGCAGATTCGTGATGCAGAGGCAGAGATGTACAAACAGATAGAGCAACAGTTTGGTCGCTCTGCTGTCTCTGAAGTCAAGTCACTGATAACTCAGATGCGTAAACAACACCTAGAACTAACTGATGAGATGTATCGCAAACGCATGGAAACCAGACGAGAGATGCTGTGGCTGTTAATAGCATCAACTGTGGTGTACGGAATCTTTAAAATGATGGGGCTGATGTAATGATTACACTATTATCTACACTAATCTCTTTCCTTATGGGCGGTCTGCCCAAGATCCTTGAGTTCTTTCAAGACAAGTCAGATAAGGCGCATGAACTACAATTAGCGCAGATGCAGACTGAGCGTGAACTGCAGATGCTGGAGCGTGGCTTTGCTGCACAGGTCAGAGTAGAAGAGATCAGGACCGATCAGGTGGCTATGCAGACAGCGGTGCAGGAACGTGAAGCACTGTATGCACACGATATAGCCATCGGCAAAGGTGCATCGCAGTGGGTTACGAATCTGCGTGCCTCTGTAAGGCCAATCATCACATATGGTATGTTCATGATGCTTCTGTTTGTGAACATCTTTGGCTTCTTCTACGCATGGAAGACTGGTGTGCCTTTTGAGATGGCTATGGAAATCCTCTGGGATGAGGACAGTGCCATCATCTTCTCAAGCGTTATCGCCTTCTGGTTTGGTACACAATCGTTTAAGAAATGAAAGTCTCCAAAGAATGTATTGACATGATTAAGCACCACGAAGGTGTGCGCTTTCGGCCATACCGTTGTCCGGCACTGCTCTGGACCGTTGGTGTTGGTCATGTCATTGATCCCAACCATATTAAGGTACCGCTAAATGACAGAAAAACACTCCCAATCCCTGATGGATACGACAGACAACTTACTCCAGCAGAGGTTGATGCCATTCTTGCCGCAGACTTGGCTTCGTTTGAGCGAGGCGTATTACGACTGTGTCCTTCTGGTCTTACTCAGTCTCGCTTTGACGCACTCGTATCCTTCTCTTTCAATGTTGGGCTCGGCAATCTCCAACGCTCTTCAATAAGGATGTGCCATAACAGAGGCGACTTTGAAGGCGCTGCTGAGGCTTTCATGCAGTGGACCAAGGCTGGCGGCAAAGAACTGCCTGGCCTTGTAAAGCGCCGCAAAGATGAAAGAGCACTGTACCTAAAGCCATAAAAAAAAGAGCCTCCGAAGAGGCCCTAAAGGACAGCACCTAGACTACCAAAGAAACATTATCCTCACTACGAAGACATCGATGACGATGCCTTTGGAAAAACCATCTGATTCATCAAGGTGCACAAACTCAGCACCGAGCATACAGCCAGAGATAAGATAAAAATCTATTACCATATTCATAATAAATCAAATTTACAGTTAGTTTGATGGTATTTTGTTTCAGTATTAATAACTGATATTTGCCACAATTTTAAATTAGAAGGATCGTTTCTTATCTTTTCTAAATAAAACATTACAATTTCACAAACACCTTCATAACTGTCTGTTATGAATGATTCTTCCGTTAAAGTTTCTTGAATTTTTATATCGACTTTATACATAGTTATATCTCACAGTGACCAGCAACGCACGCCAATGTCTGTGCGCCTTCGACATTATCATCCTTCTCTGACAGAGTATCCCAATAGATTTCCTTTGGCATCTTAGTCAATAACTCTTCATACACCTCTTTAGAGCATTCCTCATATGGTGCTTGGCGATATGATCCACCATCCCAAGGCAGGAAAGACACACCAGAGACTTCATCAAAGTGTCGCCATACCCATGCGCCAACGTCCATCCACTCATCTTCTTTGACAGAGATCGTCACAGACGGTTTATGCTCACACCAGTGCCGCTGATACATCAACCACAGATCAAGGTGCTCCAATGCTGTTAGATCGTCACGCAACCGTGCTCCTTCTGGAGCCTTCATCGGAAATGAGAAGACTACTGTGCTGTCTGGTCGCATTACGCAGTCTTCGACAGGCACACCAGCAATCGCTAGAAACTGCGAGAGAGGGTCTTTCTTATCACCTCGAACCCTACGAATATAATAATTGCTATGTCGAGAATGAATACCAGAGGCAGAATCAACAAGTTGAGACACAGTGCCAGAAGGCTTGACGCAAGTGATAGCAGCAGATTGAGGGATGCCCAACACAGTTGCAAACTCAGCATTGGTATCCACGGCGACTTTACGCAATTGTTCAAGATTTTTCGCAGTGCTGTCACAGACTTCTCCCATCCAGTGATTATCTAAGATACCAGTTAGGCTAACACCTAAGAGGCGCTCTTCCTCTGTATTCTTTTGCCAGATCTTCCGAAGGTATGGGAAGTGTGTCATCGTGCTCTGGAAGGTGCCTAGAATCGTTGCTATACGAACTTTCTTAGCGAGCGACTCAACGGTGTCATCGGAGCGTACAACGACTTCTGTAAGGTTACAGAATTGATAGGGTCGTAGTATGATTTCTGAGCAGGGATTTGTTCCGAAATCATAATCTCCATTGCGTCTTCCGTTTTTCTTAGCCTGAGTTTTACTTGCGGCTCGTGAAAAGATCCCTCGCTCTCCAGAGTGACTGTTATAAAGGCTTGTCCATTCTGCGAGAAACTGTCCAATATCTGGTTTAGTAACGTAAGTTGCTGAGTTGTTAGCAAGTGCTCGTTGTCCGTTATGTGTCCACCAGTCTCCACTCTTGGCTCCTCTCATCCGATCATCTTCAAGGTCCGACAAGGAAATCATTGCAGATCGCCGTACTCCACCCACAACAACAACCTCCCCGATCTTGCAGAGAATATCATGACATTCGATTGATGTAAGTTTTCTACCAACGGCTGCTCTAAACTTGGCAGTAGTGAACTTAAAAAGTTCGTCCAAAGGTCCGGGACCAGAGGCACGTCCTCCAAAAGTTTTGAGCCTTGCTCCTGCAGGTCTAATTTTGGATAGGTCATACCTTGCCACCTCCCCAGAGTACAGAAGAGCGATGACTTGGCGTAGCGCCTTTGCCCATCCTTCTTTACTATCGGCAACAGAAATAACAGTCTCAGACTCAAACAACTGATCTGGGACTTCAGGTAGTTGATTAACATATTTGTGCTCCACAGAAAAGCCTACACCAGTGCCACAAAGCAGGATATACATGGCCTCATCAAACGCCTTTGGATCATCAATAGGCAGGTATGAGCAGTTGTAGCCAGCGGTGTTATCACGCTCTAGCGCCTTACCAGCAGTCATGATAGCACGCATCGATGGCATCACTTCCAAGCCAACGATGGCATCACGGATGTCACGATAAAGTTCATCGGACATCTTGTAGTCGTGTTTCTCTTGCAAGTGCTTATAGATAAATGTTGTGTATCTATTTACTGTTTCTTCCCAGTGCTCACGGCGATCCATCTCTGGCAGAAACCGACTATATCGGCTCTTAGCAATGAACTCCGAATATGCTGTCATTTTAGTCATCTAGGTCTATCTCCAATTCTTCAAACTTATCTTCAATCTTATCAGCAAACCGTTCAATAATCTCTTCTGATGATATGTTCAGTACCTCCAGTAGCGTTATTTCATCAAGTTTAGCCATCCTTTCCATTATGTCCCTGAGCGTTAACGACATCTTTAATACCCCTCTTACTTATAATACACTTCTTTAATACGATCATAATTCGCTACTGCAAACTCAAGATAGTGTAAAGCCTTCTGCAAGTCTTCTAAACCATTTTTCTTGTGATGCCGTTGCACATATTTTACTACATTACACAACCAAGGATCTAACTTCCAATCAAGGAATACGTCCCAAGGCTGAATACCACTTTTATAGTGATCGCCACCGATCTGCTTAGTTGCGATGTAATCACCAAGAGTTTTATGCTGCTGTGACACTGGCGTGCTCCTTCACTGCTTTGGAGGATTTGGACCAGGAACCACAATCCGTACACTGGAATCTTTGGAAGGTTCCGGTGGTGGTGTAGGTGAATCCACGCTTTTGCAGTCTCCCGCTTCCACAGTTGGGACAACCGTGACCGTTGAAGAGGTTATGATTAGGGTGAGACTTAATCCAAGGTAGCAAACGATCATAGACTTTCTCCAACAGCAGAACATCCTGCTTATTATATTTCTCCATTACCTTCCATGCAGCAGGGTCTTTGTTCATGCACTTGACCCAGAGTTGATAGCCTTCGTGTGCAGTCTTCTGACCAAGACCAAGACGCTGTGCGATGTGGTCTAGTTTATTGCTTGCAAAACGGAACTCTTTGCGAACTACCTTTAGCAAGTCAATCTGCTTATACGGTGCAGGCGGTGCCAGATGATGCAGCAGAAACTCTTTGTTGAGCACTGGTATATCAAATCGAGTGCCGTTGTAGTGGCACACAGCATCGGCCTCAGAGATCAGATCGTGTATTCGCTGAAGCATAATCTTGGGCTGCTTCGTTTGGAACACAGAATCAAACATAACCTCTTTCTTGCCGTGCCACTTCGCTGCCCAACACAGGACATAAGATGACTCTAGCAAGTGCTCAGGACTGATGTACTGGTCACGAAGGCCCCAGATGTGTGCAGTATTGGGGCTTGTTTCGATGTCTAGCATCAGTAGTTTCATTCGGCATCCTCATTCAGCGCATCGTAGTATTCCTGAATATCTTCTTCAGTGTAACGCTTTTCTTCAAAGTAACGCTGGAACAAACACTCATTGATGTCACCATCAATCTTCACTTTCTTACGCACACCTTCAAAGCCAACGTGCTCAAGGAAGCGGCAAAACTGCCACAGAATCGGATGCCAAGTCTGATCGCCATCAAAGTCATGCCGTGCCTCCAGCACTGTCTCTGAAGGAAATGGACTGTCAGATCTGTCATCAAACTCTTGGCCTTCATAAATAAATCTATACGTTGTCATTACTAACTCTCCTTAATAATTCAAAAAAGTATTCGCAGTCTACCACAACCAGGGGCTTATCTCTGTTTTGCTTGATGACGAGTACTGGCTCGTATCCTCTACAGTTGTCCTTTGCTTGTTGATAATGTCCATAAACTGAGATGCTTGCTCTGGACTTGCATTCCACACTGATTGGTAACTTCCGTCTGGCTGCTGGACTAAGAAGCAGGTCTTCCCCCGACACGCCCATGCTAACTGAACGAACATCATCAGGCTCCAGTGCGAACTTTGCGATTATAAGGTCTCTTACTACCTGCTGTAGAACTCTTCCCTTTGCTTTCGCTGATGATGGCTTCAATATCGATTTCCTTTCTGGCTTTGATCCACGACTTCGGTATGTGCATTCTGGCATTGCTGGAGTCCATGCTGACTGTGTTGGCGATGCAGAGCGCATCGTCTGCCTCCGACACAATCCAGCCAATGCTGAAGCACCGATGAATCTCTGTCTTGACACCTTCTTGCCATCCTGCGTCTGCTACGGCATCAACCCATTCGACATAAACTATCGGGGCTTTTTCCAGACCTGATTTGGTTTTCTTCGAATCCATAGTAATTGTGCCTGCTCCGTTAGGTAAGTTTCATCGTTGTCGTATGCTTTCAAAACTGCTTCATAAAGTTGATCTTCAGTCTTGCAGCCTTTTAAAATCTTCTCTGCCTTCTTAGGTCCAATGCCTTTCAGCCCAGGCACATTATCAACACGATCACCAGTAAGCACTTGCATATAAAAGGTGTACAGTGTGTCGTCTTCATCAACCCAAAACTTCTCATTCTTTCTCATGTTGTAGTGCCAGCCACGGATCATGTTCAGATCCTTGTCGGTAGTGCAGATAACATAGTCCTCTGGCTCTAGCGCATAGGCAGCAATGCCGATAGCATCATCGGCTTCTTGGTGCTGCTCAATTGCAAACTTCCAAGCACTATTTAGGTAGGTCCTAAGTAACTCCAGATGCTTAGGCTTTTCCTGCGTTCTATTGCCTTTATACGGCTGTGTCTTTGCTAGTGTAATACGAAAGTTCTGATGACCTGTAAGCCAACCATCAGCATCGTCACAGCCAGCATGAACATAGACCAGTTCTTCAATATATTCAGAGCACTTGCTGAGGGCTGTCTTCTCGTTATATTCCTCACAACCAGCAGCGAGGGTATAGGCGACAATATCGCCATCAACAAGTGCGATCACGACTTAGGCTCGTGCGATTGAGTAACCGAGTTGTCCGTGGATACGGCTCAGTCCTTTGCTTCGCAGATACTTACGCAGTGCATTGCGAGCCTGCTCATACTTCGTCAAACCAGCGAATGCTTTGAGTGACAACTTTTTACCATTAAATCGAACAACGTACATAATTATCCTTTCGGTTATGTTTACAGAACTTCATCAAGTGTTTCTTCAGTCGCTTGGCCTTCTTCGTAAGCAACCAAAGAATCAATCACCAACTTAGTCGCAGACGGGGAAATGCCTTTCTTGTTTTTCCACGCCCACTCGTAAGTACCAACTACAGCCGTAGCCGTAGATCCGTTACCGACAGGCGTAGCCTCAAGACTATTCCCACTGGCATCGAATACTTTAATCGGCACTGTGCTCTTGCAAGTAATGAAGAAGCCTTTCTCTGGCTTGTCTTCACGCTTGCGAACCTCAATGCCAAGACCTTCAAGAGCCTTCACTGCGTTATCAGACAGATTGCATAGGTCTACCTGATACTTAGTGGACATCTCGTTAGGTTTATTGTGAAAGCACCACATGATTGTGGCTTTGACCTTCACTGGTTTTGCTAGGTCGTTCATTTAATTATCTCCTATAAGGTTAATGAACACTGGTTTCATCCTGCTTGCCTTGTGCTTGAACCACCATCATAGCAGCAGTTTCTAAAATGTCAAGTATCTCATCGTAATCGTCTGATAAGTCCAGAGAATACGCTAAATGTACCTGACCGTCAACAACAGCAATCATAATTGCTGAATCCGGCTCTTCAAACTCTTTTAGTGTGTTTGACACCAATTATCCCCTATCTTGTACTCCCCATCAAGGGGACACCGCATCTTCAATGCTACACCAGCCTTGCGTATGCTGTCAACTGCTAATTCCCCTACTCTTTGTGCGTGTTCTTCTTTGGCCTCAATCTGGAACTCATCGTGTACATTAGCAACGAAGTGTGCATCTAACTTGTACCGCCTAAGTTCAGTATCGAGCAAGACCAGAGCCTTCTTCATTACTATCGCACCAGCACTCTGCAGTAGCGTGTTAAGTGCTGCGTGTGCGGAACGGATGTGTAGTTTCCTACCGTCAAGACCTGGTAGCGTGCCTTGTACCGATAACTGGTCAACCTTGTCTCGAAGTCTTTTGAGGCTTGGCGTGTTCCGAAGAAAATTATCGATGAGTTTCTGACCATGCGCTGCCGAACCACCAACAATTTTCCCGATCTTGGCAGGCCCTGCACCATAGAGTAGAGCATAAATGAATGTCTTGGCTTGCGCCCTAGTTTCAAGACCTGCCGCAGTCTGGTTTTTTGTATGGATGTCACCTTCAACGATTTCTCTAGCATAGTTCTCATCCTTCATATAGTGTGCCAACATCCGCAACTCCAGTGACGCAGCATCGACACCAACCAATTTATAGCCTTCTGACACCGTAAACAACTCCCTGCACTCAGCACCATACTCTGAACCCACCGATGGCACCTGAGCCATATTAGGACTGTGGTGAGTCATTCGTCCCGTGACTGCTCCGTTGGTGATGACCTTACCGTGAACCCTGTGCTCGTCAGATACACTTTCAATCCAGGATTCAACCATAGCCACCCTTTTCTGAATGAGTAAGTATTCAGCGATGGCTTTTGCTTCTGGTATATCAACTCCCGCAAGTGTAGATTCATCGACAATCACTTGGCCTTTTTCTGTGTGCTTCTTCGGCTGCCAACCTTTTTCGATGAGGCGCTTGGCGATTTGCTGCCTTGAGCCTGGGTTAAAGACTTCGACATGATCCTTGAGTCTCTTTCCTGTTTTTTCACTAACTCCCC